GTACTTGGCGTACGACCCGCTCATCACCTTGTCGCGTGCAGCCTTCAAGTAGCGCTTGTCGGCCTTGACCGCCTTCACGCTTCGGCGGATCCGCTGCGCGATCCAGCCGATGTCGTCCATGCACGTGCCCATCGGGTCCACGTAGATGTCGTGCGGGGACACACGCTCGCCGAAGGGGCGGTCCTCAGTGATGACCGTGTTCGCCTCGACCGTCGAGTCGGGGCGGGGGTCGGCGTAGTCGTCCCCGCCGCCGTCGTAGCCTTCGCCCTCATCGGTGGGAGCAGACGCCGTGTCGGCGGTCTGCTTCTGTACCTCGACGAAGCGGTAGCCCGTCTTGATCCAGCCGTGCCCGACGACGAGGAAGTCCTTGACCGCCCGCTTGAAGGACGACTGCATCCCGAAGTGCCGCCACCAGTAGTTGATGACGGCCTCGGTGATGATGGCCCGATCCTGGTCTTCTGGCTTGCGGGCCATCACCGTGATCTTGGGATGGTTCACGCTCACGCTGGGACCGATGACGTTGACCGTCGCGAAGGCGACGTTCACCACCATGCGGTCGGCGTCCGACATGTCGTCGTACTGCTTGCCGCGGTACATGTCTACCAAGAGGCACCACAACTTGTCGTACTTCTCCGTCTCCCGCCACTTCTTCGAGGCGGCTAGACGGTCGCGGTACCCCTTGAGGACGTCAGCGTTGCGCGGTCGCGCCATCAGCCCACGTGATCCTTGATGACCTCACGCTGCACGTGCGGGATCGCCACGTTGACCGTCTCCTCGGAGTACACGTACTTGCGGCTCGCGGCCCCGATGAGGCCGACGACCGCAACCAGCGTCAGCTGGCCCGTCGAGTTGAGGTCGAGCGCAGACGTCACGACGTACGTGACGATCTGGGCGATGATGGCGACCGCCGTGAAGATGCGGACCGCCTCCTTGGACAGTCGGAAGTTGTCGAGGATCTTCACTTGCTGGACGCCTCCTTGGCGGCTCGGGCGACCTGGGCGTCATGCGCGCGGGTCTTCTTGTCGGCCTCGACCTGCTCCTTGCGGACCTCCTCGGCGGCAGCCTCGGCGTCCTCGCGGATCTGCTTCTCCAGGGCCTCGGCGTCACCCTTCGACGCCTGCTGCGCCTCATGGACGGGGTCGGCCTTCGGGTCGGCCTCGTACGGGTCATCGCTGGCCTCGTACTCGAACCAGAGCGGGGACACCCCGCCGACGCTCGACTTGCCCGAGCGGACGACGTAGGTGTGGGGCTCCTCATCGAACGCGACGACGCTCACCTTGTCGCCGACCTCGAACTCGCCGACGGGGTGCGTCAGGGTGGCCTTGATGGGGAAATCCTCGTCTGTGACGTGGGTGCGGGTCATGGCTTTGCCTCCTTGCAGGCTTCGATTGCTGCGGCTTGGGCTGTTACTGCGTTGGCGAGGGCTTGGCCCGTCGCCTTGGACTTGGCGATGGCGTCGCCGAGTGCTTCGACGACGGCTGGGATCTGGCTGCGGTCCTGCGACAGTTGCACGACGAACTGTCCAACTTGCTCATCGACCTCGCCGAGCGAGATCACCTTGCTTGTCAGCGCCACGTTCACGGCGTTCGCCGCCTTGGCCCGACACTGTTGTTCGTGCTGGATGTCGGCCAGCTGGTCGTTCTTCGAGTTGCGGTCGATGGTCGTGGTGACCAACGCGAAGGCGGTGGTCAACACCAGGAAGAACATGCTCATGGCAGCCCACAGGCGCCAGTTGCGCCACGACAGCCAGTCGCGGTTCGTCTCCTGGTAGACGATCGAGTCGACCGTCTCCGCCGTCAGGGTCGGATGGTCACTGGTCATCGTCGCCACGAATCGAACTCGTCTTCGGCCTCTCGCAGCCGCTTGCGGAACTCATCTCGCTCATCCTTGACCTGGTGGTAGAGGTCGCGAAGCTCGTCGAAGTTGGCCTTCCGAGCGATGGCGTCCTCGTCGGCTGCCTCAGCCTTTCGGTTGAGGTAGGCAAGGACGATCGAAGTGGCGCCAGTGAGGAACCCCCCGATGGCGGAGATGAGCAGCGCGAGTTGTCCCCAGTCCACATTAGATCCAACGTTCCCCGACAGGCTCGGCGGCGATGCCTCGCTTGGCGGCGTCCTCGACAGTCCGCTCTTGCGACTGCCTGATGGTCAAGTCCTCACCGTACAGGCGGTCCTGCAGAGGGCCGAGGTCGAACGTCAGCGATCCGATCTTGCAGCGGAAGCACAGACCGTGTCGCTTGTCGGTGTCGGAGGCGAGCGAACGGCCACAGGGGCAGTACTGAGTCATCGCCCATCGGGGCTGAGTGGTACGTTACGCTGCGGATCTGACGTTCAGCCCGCCGATTCGGTTCGCCTGGGCCTTCGGACGGGCCGCTTCGGTCTGCTCAACGAACCAGTCGAGTGTGAACGGGGCTGCCTTACGTTCGATCTGGTACTCGGGCATGTGGACGTACTGCAGCATCTGCCACCCGATCGCCAGGGACATCACCCTGTCGTCGTGGGGCGAGCCCTCCATGCGGCCCTTCGCGTCGCGGCGGTAGGTCCGCATCTCCCTGAGCGTCTCCGCACAGCGAATGTCGATCTCCTCGTCACGCACCGAACCAGCCAGCCCGTCGATCACGATGGGCTTGCTGGACTTCGTGGTCCGCCAGCCCAGGATCTCAGTCTCCTGCGGGCGGATGTTGGAGTCGCGCCTCTGCTTGTAGATGTTGTGGTAGCCAGCGCGCTGCAGACCCTTGAGGGTGACGAGGCCGTGCATGTTCGACTCGACGCCGACCAAGCACCCGCCGTACCACCACCCGAGGTGGGCGAGGACTTCCTCGCCGAAGAGGTCGGGGTCTACGTGACCGTGCCAATGGGCCACCACCTCTCCCGTTCCCGCCGCCACCACGTGGGCGGACGAGAAGTCGCCGTGTTCGAGTCCCTCTGCCACGTCGGCTCCGATGGCGTAGATGCCGCCAACCTCTGGCAGCCTCCACACTTTCAGTTCGCCGTAGGCGTGAATGTGGAACTGCGGCTTCTTCTTGTCTCCGCCTAGAGGCACCAGCCTGCCCTGGTCAGGCTCCGTCGGCTCCAGCCGACGCAGCCGCTCCAGGTCGAAGACGGGGTTGCCCGAACGGATGAACGCCTCCTCGGCGTTGTCGGGGTACTCCTGCCACATGATCCACTCACGCCCCAGCCGTCGGGCTTGGGCGATCTTCTTGTCGTACCAGTCCTGGTCACGCTCGCTCGTAGCCCAGTTGAAGAACAGGGGCACGAACGGGTCGTCGGGATGCTGGGCAGCCTCCCACAACTGGTGGAAGATGTTGCCTTCGCCGTTGGCCGTGGACAAGGCGATGACACGCCCGCCGACGTCAGTGATCGGCTCGATCGAGGCCCACGCCTCGTCAGGGTTCGGCAGGAAGGCCATCTCGTCGAGGACGGCCAGCCACACCGCTTCGCCACGGGCAGGATCGTTGCCGCTCGGGAGCGACTCGATGCCTGACTCGTTGTCCCACATCTGCTTCTCGGCGGTGTCCGAGGTGCTCCTCGGGCCACGCACCTTCATCCAGCCAGGCAAGAACTTGTAGCCGTACTTCGACTTCTGCAGCAGCTTGGCCGCTTCGCGCTCGCCCTTCGAGAGCATGACGACGTAGCGGTCGCCCCAGAAGAACGTCGCCCAGAAGGCGAACGCGGCGACCAGGGTGCTCCACCCGATCTGCCGAGCCTTCAAGCAGATGACGCGGTCGTTGTCGACGAACGAACGCAGGGCCACGATCTGGCCGTCGTACGGGTCGAACTTGATCCGTCCCCGCTTCGGGTGGCGGATGTACCAGTAGGTGCGGACGAAGTACAGGAAGTCCTCGGCCGTCCCCTCGCCCTTGCACTTCCTCCACTCGATCTCGTTCTGGATCTCGCCAATGTCCATCAGGCACGCCCCTGCGTCTGCATCGAACCGATGTGGTTGCGGTGCATCCCAGGCACCCACAGGCCAGTGTAGCCACCACCGCCAGCGGCGGCAGCCTTTATCTCCAGGGCGAGGCCCTGGTAGCGGGACGACGTTGTCCACGTCTGACCAGGGGTCAGATCGGAGCCTGCGATCAGCCA